TTTTAATCTTTCATCAGATGTAGTTGACCAAGATGCAGAATTGTTTCCTTGATAAGCTCCGGAGCTAGGGGCCAAGAAAGAGGTCTGGCTGCCTTTACCAACAGCATAATCACCACCAATAACAACTTGATAATTAGATGCAGCCGCATCTGGGCCTGCGCCGTAACCAATAAAAACATTACCAGTTCCTGTTTGCAATTCTGTATTTATCCCACTTACGCCACCAGATCCTTTCCCAATAAAAACACTATTGTCTGTATCTGTAACACCCAACGCCGCACCATCCGCAACAACAACATTACTAGTTGAACCTGTTGTTGAGTTACCAAAATTATTTGGCCCTAATACAACATTATACAATCCCGTTGGATTAGAATTTAAATGACCAATAATACACACACCATTAGCATCAACCTTTAATCTATCAGTTCCTGCTATTTCTACAGTAAAAACGTTGGCACTGCGTGCGCCCCATGATTGACAATATATAGAACCAGACGACCCATATACACCCAGACTGTCAACATGCGATCTATGAGCCACACGACCCCAATAAAAGCCATTCCCGGCAGAGTAATAACCAAATATCATTTCTGATCCATTAGGAAGACCCATAGAAGAAGGTCTTGCATCACTACTAAACAAACCATCGTTTGTGTATGTAGAGAAACCTGCACCCATACGTGATTCGCCAATATAAGAACAACTAGTTGCACAAAAAACAGGAGTTTTTACACACCCTTCAACACAAACGTTCATAGATCCAGTTCCAGCGTTACAGAAATAAAGAGTTTTTGTAGATGTAGTGTTAGGATGAAAAGATACAGTATCATTGTTAGGGAAACACCAGTAATACGTAGCTACACCGGGATCTTGGATAGCAAGAGGTATAGTAGCTGATGAAAAGAAACCTTGAGGCGCTGTAACCTGTGTAGTTGCACATAAAATCGGGCCTTTAACAATAACACTTGCAGTAAAACAATTAGAGTTTACATAACAAAACATACAATAACCACCAGCATTAGTTCCACTAGAGGTTAACGTAACTAAATTATTATCCGGATTTACATCTATTTTATGGAAGTGATTATCAGCATTCCCACTATTGTGTCTTGTAAAACATGCTAACATTTCATTGCCTGTGCCTTCTTGACATAAAACAATTTGTTTTCCACAAAAACAAGATTGAGTTCCAATAGGTCCACATGCTCTAAAGTGTGCCGCAGTTGTGCATAAAACTGCTGGATTATTAGCAGTATCACCGGTGTATATTATAGAACAATTATTATCTGCATTAACCGATACTCTAAAACAAGTTGCAGTTTCACTTCCCACATCAGTTTTGCAAGCATCCATATTAAGTAAAACTCTTGGGTGGCTCGCCGCCAACGTTCCTTCGCAAACACAAAGAGTTTTTGTTTTCACTATAGTTGATCCACAAACTGTAGGTGATATTACACATCCATTATGACAAGCAATACCACCATGAGAGTTTAGACAATGAGTAATAGCTCCGGTGCTGTTTGAAAGTTTCATTACAGCACTATGGTTTGCTCCATTATTACCTACTGTAAATCTACTATCTCCATCTTGTGCATATATTCTTAAAGAATCTTCTGTTCCATCTGGATCTGCTGCATTATAAATCTCCACAGTTCCAGCATTAATAATTCTAAGCCTAAGACATGACATTTCATCATTTATTGTTCCCGAAGGAGCTGTATGAAACTCCATATTTCCAGCAAACATATTAATAGCGGCTGGCAAACCATTGCCAGTTGATGTTTCTGTAATAATCATTCTATTAGTCGCTGTTGTTGACTCATCCGCTATTACATTATAACCTAGTATAGTTGATGATCCGGAATATCCACTTCCAATAAATGTTCTAGTTCCAACTCTAATATTTCTTGCGTTCCCACTTCCCATATCAAATAAGTAAACTGGTGCATTACTACCAAGGCCAACCTTACCATCACTAGTTATTCTCATTTTTTCAGTAAGGACTGCTGCATTCATAGTAAGAAATGCTAAATCACCGTAATGGGAATAGGCGACACTGTGGGTTATAGAATCAATAGCTGCATTAATCCGTGTTTGACTATCAAGTGCGACTTGGCTTGAAAAAGCCAGTTGAACTCTATTTCCCTCTGAACTGTTTGTGCAAGATTGGAGATTTAATAGTGTGCAGGTCGATCCAGCCGATCTAGCTATATGTAAGGGATATGAAGGCGAGTCCGTGCCTATGCCAAAATTTTGGCCTGTATTAAACCATGTCGGACCTGTTGTTGCACCGATTGAAAATTTTTGTGTCCCATTCTGATAACCTGCAATGAAACCATTTTCCTCATTACCACCAGAACCCTCTGCCCCCATAGCGATGAGATCATTCCCTGCATTGCTTTTAAGAATTAATCCACCCGAATTAGAAGTAGATTGAGTAAATCGCGCCACTTCTTTACCGTTTGTATTAAACGTATGAACTCCAACATTGTTGATGGTGTGCGCTAATTCGTTGTTTGCGTATTCCCATTCAATCGTCCCATGATACGTTCCATCGTTGCCCAACTTCAATGTGCCTGTTTGACCACCCACTTGCATAACGCCTGCGCTCGTGATGCGTGCCTTCTCACTACTACCAACTTGAAACGTAATAGGCTGTCCAGATGCGGAGTCTAAATTTAATGCTACGCCAGAATTAGCTTGCATTGTTAATGCTGACGATGTTCCAAACATTGCACCGCCACCGCTCCCACTAGCTTTTACGTCTACTCGTCCTACTGATGTTCCATTTACTGTAAGAGAAGTCTGGTTTGAAAAATTAACTGGCGAGGACGCACCCAATCCCAAATTGCCCGCTGTGGTTAAATAAAGCCGACCTGTAACCCCCGTAACGTCCCACGCTACAAGCGAATCAGACTCTGCACCTCTCAACTGCCACTGCCATTCTTGTGCATCGTTTTTCAATCGGAACACAGGGTTTCCGTTAGCTGCCGTATCTTCAACTTCAATAACTGCACCGTTGCCCGAACCTCTTACATGCAGAGTATGCTCTGGCGAGTCCGTGCCTATGCCAACATTACCACTTCCCTTTATTCTTAATAACTCTCCACCAGAATTACTAAAAGAAAAATCACCAGCACTTGAACCAACAAACATATCTAATCTTGTTCCGGGTGTAACCCCATTGCTTTGAGAGGTAAAATCATAATTATAATTGTTATCACCAGTAATTCGTAACGGTATTTTATTAACAGGCCCAGTAACATCCATCTCTATTTCTAAACCTATTATATTATCATCATTGTCTACCTCTGAAGTGAATGATCCATCACTATATAGTTTCATTATTCTACTTGTATAAGACCCACTTCCGTTCGTTCCAGAGGCAGTTACAGCAAAGTTTACAAGAGGATTTGCTTCATTTATACCCCAAGATGTTTTACCAACATAAAGTTTACTAGAAGAATTAAAATTACCACCTATATTTACATTACCAAAACTATCTAATGACATTTGACATATTGCACTTTGATTAGAGTCATTACCTCTAACTCCAAAAAACATTTTACCTCTTCCTGTTGTTCCTCCATCGGAATCACCCAACATAAAAATATTACCAACAACAGTTCCAGTGCTACCTTCTTGCATCCAAGAAACACCACCTAAATCTTCATTATTTGATATGCCACTAGCATTTCTTATAGATAATCTTTCCCCAGATGTTGCGTTTACATTTAATCCAATAGTGTCAACAAAAACACAGTTTGACCAAGATGAACCATTATAATAATCTAAATTATACGAATCATCAGTTCCTATTCTATTTTGCCACTTTCCTGTAGAGTTTGTGCAATCTCTTATAGTAAAAACACCATCACCTAAAGTATTACTTCTTATTTTATCTAATACAACCTCACCACCATTATTATAAACAATACTAGTTCCGTCACCATCTGTGTCAAACTGACCAAAGGTCATAACAACACCATTTTGCAACAAATCACCACTAAAATTTATATCCCCAACAACATCTAAGTTAAATCCCGGATTACTTAACCCTATTCCCAAATTTCCAGAATTATAATAAATTGAAGTTCCATTTTGAGACCATAAAGAAGGAAACTCTGTTAATGTTGATAAGCTATTTATTGCCATTTTTTATATCCTTTTATTTACATTAATCTTAATACTTGGGTATGAACATCACTAGTTTCGGCATTGCCTTGGTAAGCCATTGTCTATTCTCCTCATACCGATTCCAGTGCGGCTACTTTGGTTTCAAGGGTTTCTATTTTTGTGATTGCTTCTTGCAGTGCAGCTGTCAGCAACGGGATTAGCTTTGTCTCACCTAATCCCAAATATTCCTCATCGTCTGTTTTGTTAGTAACAACCACGGAATCACTGTAGTCAGTATCAGACAACACCTCTTGCACTTCTTGCGCGATAAAACCAACGTCCGTTTTACCAACGTCTAAATTGTGTATTTCATGGGCCTTCCACTTGAACTGAACAGGATTGAGGCGCGAAACTAAATCAGTAGCGTTGGATAGCGTCTGCACATCCTCTTTGTATCGTCCGTCTGACGTAGCAATAGTTGCGTTGGTAGCAAAAATCTGAGAATTGACTTGTAACTTGTAACTGCCATTCGACGATGTATAGCCGATTAAAAGATTGCCAGACGAGTCAAGACGCATTCTTTCAGCAGTTGTTCCACCACTTCTTGTGTCAAATCTAAGATAACCATTGCTACCATCTACTCTTTTACCATATATTGCAGCGTGTGCTGCAGCTTCAGACCAATTATTAGTTGTAGTGTGAAAAAATATTCCGTGACCACCATCAACATCTGTAGAGCTATGCGCTAAAAGAATATTACCATCCTTAAGTGTTAGTAATGACGGAGGAGAAGTTACACCTATACCAACATTACCATTATCCAACATAGTAAATTTTGTTAAGTCAGTTGAGTTTCTTATTTCTAAATTACCAGTAGTAGCAGCTTTTTGAAATTTCCAAGCTTGAGATCCGGCTGTAGTAAAATATAATATTGAAGCTTCGGTAGATATAGAATCAGCTTGCCAAACAGCCGATCCATTCGTAGAAACAGTCTTACCTACAATAGTGCCACTTCCAGAAATATGAAGTGAAGTATCTGGCACATCCGTTCCAATGCCAACATTGCCACTTGAACCGTCAAAGAAAGCAATAACCGATTGTTTACCGTTGCCGACTTTAAAATCACGGAAATAAGTTGTGCCGCCTTGGTATCCTTCATAGTTTACCCACAAGTTTCCGGTGTCGGTAGCTGTAGTGTAGTTTTCAATTGAATTTCCCCTAAAAGCTATGTTAACTGTTTTTACCGCACCAGACCCCGGACCCGCTTCCAATCGAAAAAGTTCAGAAGTGCTTGTCGTGGTTGCGCCTGTATGGAGGTTAAACGAGAGGTAGTTACTTGCTTTTGTCGTAGAATTATTTGCCTCTATATAGTGATAACGAACATCCGTGCCAGTTCCGTCACCCCTGCCCAGATAAAATTTACCAGATTGTTCAAAACCGGGCATCACTCCTGCAAAAACCTCTCCCATCACCTGTAAAGGAAAGTTTGGAGAGGCCGTTCGTATACCGAGCGACGTTGTTGGCGCATCCCAATTCATGGCAACGGCACCCGAGTTATCGTAAAAATTCACATCGCCGTTATACACTAACCGCAGTGAGGGCGTGTCGTTTTCATATCCCAAATTGTTCTGTCCTGCGTAGAGAAGCATATTTTGATAACCAACAGTGCCTTGAGACTTAACTTTTATACCTGCTCCATAATGGGGTGGTGTCCCTAACGCAATGCTTTCATCATTGCTACTAAAACGGATGCCGCCTACTAAATCATCCACGGCAATCAGTGTATCATCACGCTGTATTGTTATCTCTGGGCCAGAGGATGAATTCAACTCAAGAAGAGTCGTTGGCGAGTTCGTGCCTATGCCTAAATTAAAACCTGCGTTAATAAACGAGTCTTCATAGGTGCTAAACTGCATTTTATGAAGACCACCTGCGTTTCTAATATTTAAAGCTCCATCCCCATCGCCATTTATATAAGTCTCTTGGACAACATTACCAGCTGCATTTTCAATCTTCATTGTGTGTAATGAGTTATGTGCCGCTTGCACTGTAAGTGACGCTGTAGGTAAAGCTTGGTTTACGCCAAGACGGTCATTAACTGCGTCAACATATAAAGTGTCTGTATCAATCGAAAGGTTGCCTGCACTAGTCAGCGTCATGAGTGTTGAGGGCGAAACATTAGCACCTGCTGATCCACTACCCACTGTCTGCCAGATATGTTCACCTTGATACTGGATATACTGAGATGCCGCATCTGCCTCTATTAGAGCGTATCCAGAGCTATTAATAAATAAGTTATTTGCGAGAGCAGTTGTAACGTGCGAATCGGCATAAAGAGCCGCACGACGATCTATCTGTAATGCTCTCTCGGTCGATCGCCACGCACTGGGCGTTACGTTCAACCCCATGTTGCCAGATGCGTTGAGCGTTAGCCTACCAGCTCCAGCGGTAGCAAACACCATGTCGTTCGTTGCGTGATCGTAATCAATCTGGCCGTATGCATTATTGGTGGGCGATCCGAAATAAATTCGACCATTATTTGCTGCTGGAGTTAGAATTGACAGTCCTGCATCGCTCGCGTGCTCGATAACTAAATCGTCTGCCGAGCCATGGGCAGTAACTGACCCAGCCGAGCCAGTATGTATGTGCAGAGTGCCATCTGGCGAGGCTGTGCCTATGCCGAGTCGCGAGGACGATGCATCCCAGTAGAAAGCATCTGTAGCTGTGCCGATAAACCGTATATCGCCATTCTTATATATGCGTGCGCGTTCAGTTACTGCACTGCCGTCATTTGTATAAAACCTAATCTCACCACCTGCTGAACCTGCGGTTTCTTGAGTCAAAAACATTTTGGCTTGTTCTGTTTTTGCCCCACCGCCATCCGAATATCCTTTGATCTGCAAACCTGCTGATGCTACGTCTAATTTTTGATAACCGTATACCTGCCCATCACCCTGTAATTCAACTTGTCCTGCAGTTCCACCCACCATCAAACCACTAACACCACTGCCTGCCTCAACTTCAAGAGGGAAAGATGGGTCGGTCGTGCCAATGCCGACGCGCTGTGAGTTATCAATCGTGATTGCCGTGGTGTCGTTGGTGCCTAATGAAAAATTATGGCCTGTGCGAGTGCCTGCATATTGCGCAGCATAACGACCGCGCAGCTGGCCAGCCGCGCCAATGCGGATTTCACCATCAGCAGCACCAGAATACATAGCAATGTTGGTGTAAGTGCCATCGCTAATATGAAACGCATCAGCTGATGCACTTGGCGTTCCTGCAATTAAGTGCAAAGGTGCTGTTGGCATGTCCGTTCCTATGCCAACATTACCAGAACTATTTAAAACAAAACCACTTGAAGAACCCAAAACACCGTTATCGTTAATTTGTATTTCTCTATTTGAACCCGCAGGTGTATATTTACTTCTTATAGAACTTATACCCATTAAGAAATCTCCGAAACAAAGACAGAAAATAAAACAGTATTTTCAGAAGATGAAACCCTAATATATTTACCAGCATCTAATGCAACACCTAATGTAAGTGTTATTGTGTCATTCGCCGCAATTGTAGCATCATATACTAAAAACTCACCATTGGTAATTAACGGATCGCCAGCTGTATCATCTATACCTACTCTAAATGTAGCAGCTGATGTGTTTGTGTTACAAACAACAATACTTGATATGACAGATTCAGTAGAAGCTGGAACATTATAAAGTGTAGCGTAAGTTGTTACTGCTGTAGTTCCTTGTGTGTGAAAAGGTTTATATGCTGTTGGCATTATCTATACTCCCATTAAAAAAAATACCGTTGATATTGATGCGACATCATCAACATTATTAAAAGAAACTCCATTTTGATTTAAGGTTCCTGTAAAGTTTATATCACCTGTAACATCTAAATTATATGATGGGTTTGATATACCAATGCCCAAATTACCTCCATTAATATAAGAATCCCCACTAGAGTTTATTTGAACACAAGCGTTGCCAGCTGAGTTATAGATTCGTTGATAACCGTTATTACTAGCATCTTTTCCGAAAACATGATTTAATCCATCATTATTATTAACAAAAGCGGCAATTGTTGCATCACCTGTTGCTGGAGATTTTACAGTAAAGTTGTATGAAGGATCAACAACACCGACACCCACTCTATTGTTAACACAATCAATAGTTAATGTGTTAGTATCAATGTTTAAGTTACCAACATCAATAAGATTTTTATATTTAGCCATATTTTATTTTCCTATATGTCTGCAACTCTTTTAATTCTTACTTTAACATCCGAAGAAGCTTCCTGACCAGATTCTAAATTATCAACTTTTACACGAATAGTATAATCAGTTCCCGCGGTTAACTCTTCATATTCAACTCCCCCATTAAGCATGAATACTCCAATATCTGCGTTTGTTATTAAGGTCGTATTATTTGATGCATCAAAATCATACAAATCTCTTGGGTTTGGTGACTCTTCTATATAGTTAATATATTGTGTTAATACATTTGATGCATTTAATCCATTACCAACTATAACTCTACCATAATAAAAATCAGATAATGATGTATTTACAGATGGTTGTGGGTTTAGTGATACATATATCTCAAACACACCTGTGTGATTGGCTGTAATAGAAATAGTATCCATATCAACACAACTTGAAGCATTAACTGCGTTTGTTGGAGATGTAAAAGAACTGGCCATCATTGATGAAGATTCAATATTTCCAGAAACTGTAACATCACCATCACTAGTTATTCTCATTCTTTCAATATGAGAGTTTACACCGCTTCCTGTTGAGACACCTGCAGGAGATGTGTATAAGATTATATCACCACCAGTTCCTGTTCCTGTAGAACGACCAGCGT